ATTTCAGATTATGAACCTGCGTTAGTAAAACCAGATACATACCAATTTGTGCCATCAGAGACTATATTTAGCCAATCACCAATCTCTCCAGCAGTTAATGTGTATCCACTTGTAGCGTTTATACGTTCAGTTGATCCTCCTACTTGTACAACAGTTCCATAGCATTTACTATTTCCACCAGCTAGAGCATGCTCACTATCGTCACCAGATATCAATTTAACTTGAAAGCCTGCTAAGCTAGTACTAAGTGTTGGCAAAGTAACTGTAATAGCAGCATCTTTTAAGATAAATACCTTTCCAGAGTCGCTAGGGTCAAGAGTAAATGATGCAGTAGCATTAAATACAACTTGTCCGCCATGCGAAGGATGTGAACCAACTTTTACTAAAGCCATCAGTTAACTCCTTACTGTCTACCGTGAGAGAACGTCTGTAGAACAACAGCACCTGCTACATCACTATCATTTAAATAGAAGAAAAATGGTGTAACTATTTCTCCATCATCAAATGTAAATGCAGCAGCAGCCCCAGGAGTAGCATTGTCTAACTTGTATGTAACAACTCCTGCTGAACTAACTAATATCTTTACCTTATGTACTGCAGCATCAGCCCAGTCTCCTGAACTAGGTGATGTTAGGTCTGTAGTAGTAGTGGCACCAGCATTCAGAATAGTTTCTGATTTAATATCACCAGAAATTGAATTTAAACAAGCCATTTCATCATAGTCATCAATATTAGCTTGAAAAGCTTCAACTTTTCTAAAACCAAAAGCACATTCGTCAGCACCAGAAACATCAGCTATACTCCATTTCATCTCACAATAAAATGCATCAGAACCTACTACATATCTATCAATACGAGGACCTTTTGATTGATACTCTTTTGCAAGAGGGTCAGCCAATGCCCATTGTACTCCAAGATTATTAGTATTCCCATAACTGTAGTCCATACCAGTCGCAGTTGTAATAGGGCTAGTTGTTGTTTGAGTACCGATATTCTGAACAAGTAATCTTAATCCATCATCGTAATCATGTCTAGCGATTGCAGTAGTCAATCCAATAGAACTTCCCACCTGGGGAAGACTACCAAAGTGAAATTTACCACCGTCAGGACCTGGACCACCATACTCATTGTTAATCTTACTGTCGAGTTTATTAGAACCGTATAAAGGATTTCCCATTTTTTACCTCCTTTCCCATTTTTTACCTCCTTTATGACCAGTAAGCGTGAGCTTCAGGCATTTGCCATTCCATCCCAGCTTCTGTTTGGATTAAGTCAACTCTACGGTCAACGCCACTATTTTCTAAGGTTTGGACACCTACATAGATTGCAGTATCACGATTCAAACCATTTCCTACGAGAGGTCTGTATGAACAGTATCTCATATTACAGGCTAGAATCTTAATCTGAGCTCCATCTAAGTGAACATTACGAGCAACATTCATATCTCCATACGGAGTTGAGATTGTCGTGATGTCTACTCCAAATACCTTCTTTTTACCAGTTAAAGCCATATCAGCACGGAAGTTCGGTGATATTTCAAGGTTATTAGTAAAGTAACCTGTCAACTTATGCAACCAGTTATAGGTTGCAGTATCCACAAAGAACAATGTTGCGTTAGCATTATTGTATCGTGGGTCAAGGAAACTACTCATATCATCTAAGAAATCGTCTTGTGTCTTTGTCGCATGTGTGAGACTAAACACATTACCATAACTTGAGATGTAATCAACAGCTCCTTGAGTTGTCCAAGTATTACTATCTATTTGACCTTGAGAACCAAACAATATTGATTGCTCAATATCCCATTTGTGCTCTACTAACTTTTCACGCCAGATACGAGCCCACTCATTAGGTTCATACTTTAGCACGGTAGCACGAGTCGTGTTATCCATTGCCATCGCAGTCTTCCAAATCTGAGTGCGTCCATAACTGGTTGAGAAAGGCTGGTCTTTCCATGTAGCCGGGTATCCACTACCTTGAGCATGCGTAGAACCTACAACGTAGGAACGTGCATCTTCAAGTCCTGAAGATGAACCATCTCCAGCTATTGATGTACTATATACTGAATCACCAGAAAAGTCGTTAGCACTAATTCCAGCTGGGAAGTTAGTATCACTACCTCCAGATGCAGCGTCTTTAGCTTTAACAACTGTGCATTGCAGTATTTGGGCATCAACTGTAGTTTGGTCAGTAACAGCAGTATAATTCTGAGCCGTTACTGAATCAACACGAAGAATAGCATATGTTAAGACTAAACCACCTGCAGATGTACTCCAATTAACCTTAATGAGCTGGTCTTCTAAATAAAAAGCAGGTTGAGTGCCATCAGCACCAACAACTATTTCATTATTAGATTGCCCATAAATGTTAGTCAGATTACCTGCAGATTTATAGTCTGTAGCCATCTTAACGTATATCGTATTGCCTGCAGTTTCTAATGTATCACCTTGTGTAGCTACAGAAGCACTGTAGTTAGCATTCCAGGTAGAATTATCATTACTGTAAGCAACAGGATATGCATACCGTTTATGGAAAGAAGGTCGCCTTTCGGTGAATTTAAATTCCGGGTCGTCAACTGATTTCTTCGCAACTTTAGATACTAATCTGAAGAAAGGGTCTTGAGCTATTGCTAATTCAGAAACCCTATCGCCAAAGTTGTATCGCCTTCTAAGGTCACCCGTAGAAAGTGTTGAGGGCGTTTGCCCAATCGAAGAAGAACCAGTTCCATACGAACCTAGTTGAAAAATGTCAGCCATTTTTTAACTCCTTCTTTATTATTTGACAATTAGGGCATTAGTACATCATGTACCAAATGCCGATTCAAGTTGAGAATCTACTCCCTTGAGAATGTCAAAGACGGAATCATCTTGATTAGTTTCGACTTGAGCACTACCTGTAGTAGCTAATGAGCCTGGTGCAGATTGAACTTTCTGCATCTGTCTCGCTACATTTTCGTTAGCGTTCTGCTGAATATTGGCTTCGCGAGTATCCTTATTCTTCAAATAAAGAATATCATCAAATGTCAGCTTGTGTGTTTTAGCAAAGTTTTTATAGTCATTCCATTCTTCAGTAGACAAATTATGTTTACCTTTGAAGTCGTTCTCCTTTGCAGCTCTTTCAGTTACAGCGTTTTGTTGTTGCTGAGACTGAGCAAGCCTTTGTTGAACGATACCATCAACTGTTGCTCCGAACATCTTAGCTGAGTCCGATTCTGGATTCGATAAAGCTTCATCAGCATCGAAGATAAAATCATCTTCTAATCCCATCCTCTCCTTCATGCTTTTAGGAGCTTCTCCTCCACCCTCAAAGTATCCTCGTACATGACGAATCAACTGAGGGTCTTCTTTCATCGCGTTAATGATAGGAATATAAGGTTCCATTGACTTATTTTCATCATAAAGCCTTTTAGCTTCACGACTGGAATCCTGATACCTTTTCATTAAATTACCTTCCGATTGGTCGGTAACTTCCTGAACTTCTTGAGGGCTCTGACTAAGTATATTACTACTATTAGCGTCTGAGGTTGCCTTCTGCTCACCTTCTAGGATGCCTTGATTCAAAGAACCATCCAGGGCTGCGAAAAATTCCCTAGATGCATCCACATTAGAAGTAGAATCGGGGGCACTATCTTGTGCGTTGCCTATTACTTCTTGATTTTCCATTTTCTCTCCTTATTAAATGAGATAATTAAATTTAAGCATTCTCTGCTTTCTTATCAACTGCTTTTTCAGCCGAAAGCTGTGCTTTGTCAACTACTGTTTCTACACCTCTTCTCATGTCTTTTTTAGCAGTATCAAATTCTTGTTTTAGAGCTTCTCTTACTACTTTTTGCTGAGCTTCTGTTTCCACAACATCTTTTCTAATTTCAGTCTCAGCTTGACCAATCTTCATCTTAATACCAGCTTGTACTAATTGACGCTCTAATGTTTCAATAGTTCCTTCTCTGTCCTTTAATGATTCTTGCATCTGTTGAACTTGTCCTTGTAACTGAGCATATAAAGATTTTCTCTCAATAATTTGTTTCTTTCCTCTAATGTCAGTTTCAGCAATCATTGCAATATCATCAATTAACCCAGCCTGGAACCATCTAAAATATTCTTCTATTAAAGCCCATCTATTGATTGGCATTGTAGTGCCTGCAACTATCCTTACATCGAAAGATGCAGAATTGTAGTCAAGCCATTTGCCTATTTCTTTACCATAATCATTATAGATAGGAATATTAATTCTTTGTTCTTTCTCTTCTCCTCCTTCTTTTTGACCAGCCTCAGGCTGGACAATACGAAAAACTTTGTCTATTGTATAATGTTTTTGTGACATTTGCTGAAAAACTCTACCAAGATGTTCAAGACAAGGCTCAACAATACTGCTCATCCATGATTTAAGACGCCTTGTTCCAAACTCATCATTAGCAAGTAATCCTCTATAGGTCTCAGGCTGCTCTTGTGTAAATCCCATCATTGCCGAAGGAACTCCACTAATATACTCAGCATCAGACTTACCTTCCTGAACAATAGAAAAGAAAGCATTATTTATGGGAGCAGGTAAGACAGGAGTTGGAGGGGCAAAACCTTGTCTATACTTCAGCAATGCTCCAGGAGCTGAAGAGTACTGCTCCCATTCTTCTTCTGGAACTGAACCTTCTTCATACATCCATCTCAGATTAGAAGCTAAATTAGCATTATGTAACATAATCTGATGAGATTTATTAATCTCCTGCTGTTTACCTATCAATGGCATAACAGCACTTAATGGATATGGTGTTCCAGTATACATATATGGTATAGGTACTATTGGATATTCAGAAATAGGTAACATCCTTTCATATAAGAAAACATCATCACCTACACTACAAGTGAGAACTACTTTATTCTCAAAAAACTTAACAGCATTAACAATATTCTTAGACAGCTCTTTATTCTCTGACATAATTTTAAATTCTTTATCAGATACAACCATCTGGTTAATACGAACAAGAGACTCTTGAGCTTGAGACATTAGTTCCTGTTCTTTAGCAACTAAAGCTTCTTCCATCTGCTGTTGAGCTTTTTGCATTTCAAGCTGAGCTCTACTTTCTATTATCTCTCCAGATTGTAAAGCCTGTTGAACCTGCATTTGCTTCTCTTGCAGTTGAACCATCATCTCAGCTTTTAATTCCTCAATAGTAGTTTTAACTTCTTCCATTACCTGTTTAACTACTTCAGGAGGAGCTTCTTCTCTTATAAAAACATTATAAAAAGCAAATTTTCTTTTTTCATAAACTTCAAAGTAACCTAGTATGTCATCATCTTCACCATCTACACCAACAGCCATACCAAGATTAGAAACATCTTCGGGCTGTATGGCAGTAGCTGTAGTTTTATCTATTAAAGAATAATCTACTGTACTGGTATTCCCTCCTGCTTTACCTATCTTAACTTTAAACTCAGGGAACATATTCTGCAACTGAGTTCTTGTAATATCTTTTTTAACTAATATAAATGAAGCATCTCTAAACAAAAAATCTCTCGACATAGGGTCAACGTGAACATCATAAGGATATATATTACGAAATTTTACTTCACCTTTGCCTAAATCAGCATCCTTATCTATATCTATAAGGAAATACCCTATACCTCTTGTTAAACTGTCGTTAATAACCTGACTATAGACTGATTTACCATTTGATATATACCAACAATAGTCTGCTATATCTGAATGTATTTGAGCAACATCAGTATCATCTCCAGTTGCACCTACTGCTTTCCATCTTGGATTATTAGCAGTAACAAAATATTTCATAATCTCTATAATAGGAGTTATCCTATTTATAGTGAATGTAGGCATCCCAGATTCTTCTAGAGATTCTCTCTCGTCTTTAGTAAGTTGCTCATCTAAATAAAATTCGTGACCTTTCTGGCTTCTTCCCTGCCATTTGCCACGATTACCTGTAGCAGCTCTTTCCCAAAGCTGTTTATTTCTCTGAGCTTTCTTCTTCTGAGTGTTTCTTGCCATTAATACCCAAGAGGTTTATCAATTTTAGACATAGCTTCCATAGCGA